TAATTCAGCAAATAATTATTATTAGTTTGTAATTCAATTTATTTTTCTTATATTATATAAAAGGTTATAATAATGTTTTATATAGTTGAAGAATCTTATAAGTTAGAACGCTTAGAAAAGCTAATGAGGCTTGGCTGCTATGTAGATATTATACCTACACACGATCTTTATCACCCTAAATTAACAACTACAGTAGCAGTCTATATAAGAATACTAAAAAGTCAACACGGCTATATAATTCCTATAGACCACGAAGAATGTATTAATGTAGATAAACAACGTATCTACGATATTCTTTCTAAATGCAATAAACTATATACATTAGATAAGAAAAAATTACTCTATCATTTTAATTTACAGGGAGCAATAGATATATCTTTAGTCTATAGTATGGTAAAATACGAAAGATTGGACATAACTAAAACTAATTCCACAGTTAATTATTTTTATAATAAATTTAGGGAGTTTCCACATATTAATAAACTAATACCTATATCTAAACATTTCGAAGTTTGTGAAAAAGCATATGAAGCGGTAAGTACTGTATTAGATATTGAAATCCCTGCTGGATTTGATTTTTATAACTCTATAGCAACTAATGTGTTTTTCTTATTAGAGCAACATGGAATTGGAATAGATTATGATAAATTCCTGGAGAACTTTACTCCAAGAGATCCCGTATACAATATTAAGAACAATAAAGTTTTAACCTTTTATAATTTATATAATGCAACTTCTAGACCTACTAATGCTTTCAACAGCGTTAATTTCGCTGCTATACCTAAAAGTGAGCAGCATCGAAACTGTTTCCACCCGACCAATGATTACTTTGTTGAGTTTGATTTTGATGGTTATCACCTTAGGTTACTTTGTAATCAGATTGGATATGAACTTACCCCTGAGTCTGCTCATAAGCAACTAGCAAAACATTACTTTGGAACCGAAGATATTACTGATGAACAGTATATTGAAGCTAAACAAATTAATTTTCAAGCTATATACGGTAAAATACCAGAAGAACATAAAAATTTAAAAATATTTAAACTAATACAGGAATATATTGATAATATGTGGGCAGTCTATAAAGAAATAGGAGTAGTGAGTAATCCTCAATCAGGAAAACCGTTTACTACCAACCTTAAAGACACTCATCCAGCTAAGCTAATGAATTATATGATGCAATCGTTGGAAACCTCAAATAATATTCTTATATTGAAAGAAGTACTGCGATACTTAAGAAATAAAAAGACTAAAATATCGCTTTATACATATGATGCTATCTTATTTGATTTTAGTAAAGAAGACGGCAAAGAGACTTTAAATGAACTGAAAGATATATTAGAAAGCGGTAAAAAATATCCAGTTAAATTTAAGTACAATAAAAATTTAGTTTTGTAGAACAGTTTATATTTATAATAAATGCGAGTAGATACGGATTTTTCAGTCGATTATGATTTCGACGACATTTTTTTAAGTGGTGATATGAGTAACAAATTGTTCTGTACGTTTTCGACCCAAGAGAATTTAGAAAACGTCCTTACTTCAATACAGGAAAGATATAAGATTATATATAATAAGATCTTTGTACTTTATTCTAAAAGTCAAGATGAATATATATGTACTTATAACGTTGATTTCGGTAATGTCTCAGCTTTCTTAGATAATACTATCTTAGTTCATAGAAAGAAAGAAACAAATACCCTCTACACAATCAATGCTCTTAATACACTCATAAAACAGCTCAATGGCGGACAGCTTGACTCTTCTTACAGAATCAATTGGGCGGATTACAGAAACTGTGTACTTTTAACCAAAGGACCAGAATTAAAAAGGATAAATACTAAATTATTTAACATAATAGAGTTGGATAATTGATTTTTTATTCTTATATTAATAGAGTAATACATTTAAAAATTAGTTATATATGGATATTAATGCAATCAAGGCTAAACTAGATGCCTTAAACAACAACGGTCAGGATAGAGAAAAGACTGACTACTCCAAGATTTTTTGGAAACCACAACTGGGCAAACAAACGTTACGTATTGTACCGTCTGCTTTTGACCCTGCATTTCCTTTTAAGGAATTGAAATTTCACTACGGAATCGGAAAATATCCGATGGTAGCACTATCTAACTTTGGTAAGCAAGACCCTATTGAAGAGTTTGTCAAAGAGTTAAGAAAAACGAATGATAAAGATAACTGGTCTCTATCAGGGAAAATCAGTCCTAAAACTAGGATATTTGCTCCAGTAATCGTTAGAGGAGAGGAGGACAAAGGAGTTCGACTTTGGGGATTCGGAATTACTATTTATAAAGCTTTATTAGCTTTAGCAGAAGATGAAGACATCGGAGATTTTACAGATGTAATCAACGGATGGGATATGGTAGTTGAACAAGCTCAAGGTAACCCTTACCCTGAAACTACAGTTAGAATTAAACCTAAACAAACCCCTTTATCAGATAATAACGATTTAGTGGATACTTGGTTAAAAACTCAACCTAACCCAGTAGAGGTACATAGTCAATATGATTATGACTTTATTAAAAAACAACTTCAAAATTATCTAAACCCAGGTTCAGGAGACGAAACGACTGAAACACCTGCTAAAGATAAACTGCCAGAAAGCTTAGGTCAACAAAAAACGGACTTTACTTTGGAAACAGCTACGGCTGGCAACAAAGACACAGTAAGTAAATTTGATGATCTATTTAACGAATAAACATGGCAAAAAAGAAAGAAGAAGTAAAAGCAAGAGCGACTGCTGCTGTACAGAAGTCGTTTAATTTAGGAAATTTTAAAAAGAAAAAAGGTTTTTCGAATGCTTCCGTAAAGTTTAAAGAACAAGGATGGATTCCTTTATCTAAAGCTTTTCAAGACATTACCTCTCTTCCCGGTATTCCAACTGGTCACATAACTCTTCTGAGAGGACATAGTGATACTGGAAAAACAACAGCTCTAATTGAAGCAGCAGTCAATGCCCAAAAAATGGGTATACTGCCTGTCTTCATCATTACGGAGATGAAATGGTCTTGGGATCATGCTAAAGAAATGGGCTTACAGTTTGAAGAAACTAAAGACGAGCAAGGCAATGTTACGGATTACGAAGGACATTTTCTATATGCAGATAGAGGTCAATTAAATACTATCGAAGATGTAGCAGTTTATATTGCTGATCTTATGGACGAACAAGCTAAAGGTAACTTACCTTATGATATGTGTTTCTTCTGGGATAGTATCGGATCTGTACCTTGTGACTTATCAGTACGTTCTAATAAGAATAACAACGAATGGAATGCTGGTGCGATGTCTACTCAATTTGGTAATAATCTTAACCAAAAGATTCTATTATCTAGAAAAGAGAATTCACCATATACAAATACTATGGTAGCTATTAATAAAGTCTGGACTATGAAACCAGAACACCCTATGGGACAACCTAAATTGCAAAATAAAGGAGGTATGTCTATGTGGTACGATGCTACTCTAGTAATTACTTTTGGTAATATCACCAATCCAGGAACTTCTAAAATTAAAGCAATTAAAAATGGTATGCAAGTTGAGTTTGCTAAACGTACTAACGTTCAAGTAGAGAAAAACCATATCGGAGGAGTACAATCTAGAGGTAGAATTGTAATGACTCAACACGGCTTTATTGAAGATGATAAGAAAGCAATTGATAAGTATAGAGATGCTCATAAAGCTCACTGGCTAAAATTAGTTGGATCTGTAGACTTTGATCTTATTGAAGAAGGAGATTTAGAAGAAACACCAATATCTCCTAATTTACTAGATTAATGGCATACGAAAATATACTTAACAATTTAAAAGAGACCCCACCCCGTGAGTTGAACGATCATATCTTGATCGTAGATGCTATGAATATGTTAATTCGTAGTTTCTCTCTTCTCAAGGCGATGAACCCATCAGGCGCACATATCGGAGGCCTGGTGGGCTTCCTTCGCTCTTTAGGGTATGTTACCAGAATATTTGATCCTACCAGAGTAATTATAGTTTGGGACGGTAAAGGAGGTTCTGCTAATAGAAAGAACATTGACCCTAATTACAAAGCTCAAAGAGCAACCAGTAGAATAACACACTGGGGACTTTACGACAGTAAACAGGAGGAAATGGAAGCTCTTATAGGACAATTGCATAGAACGCAAGACTATCTAGACTGTCTACCAGTACAACAGTTAATGATGGAGAAATTAGAAGCAGACGATATAATAGCATATATTGCCAAAAGAGCTTCAGTAAGTAATGTCAAAAAGTGTACGATTATTTCATCAGATAAGGATTTTTTGCAGTTAGTGGACGATACTGTAGAAGTATATGCACCAATAAAAAAGAAAACCTTTACTGAGAGTAATATATTTGATGAACTTAAGGTATTACCAGAGAATTACAACATAGTTAAAGCGTTATTAGGGGATAATTCCGATAATTTAGCAGGAGTAAAAGGATTAGGTATAAAAACTATACTTTCAGAGTTTCCGAAACTAGCTAAAGAACCTAATATGAGTCTAGAGTACGTATACGATATATGTGCTGAAAAATTAGAAGAGAAAAAGTTTAAGAAAATATTTCCTAAGATAATAACGGAATGGGATAGAGTTGAAACCAACTTTAAACTTATGGACTTGAATGTCTCTGATTTAGACGATAAAGAGAAAGAGTATGTTATGGATGTTCTTAGAGCATCACTTCCGGACTTGCAAACAGGTGCTTTTCTAAGGCAGTTAGAGCAGGATAAAATTGAAGGTATTACAAAAAATACCGAAGGATGGTTGGAGAACTTTAGAGGGCTTACAACAGTAAAATAAACTGCTTTTTTAGTAAACATATACACTAAAACAGTTGCTTATTAAATTAAAATTAACTATATTGAAATAAAGGTTATAATATGACATTAAAGAGTTTACAACAATACGGAAAGGGGTTTCAATTAAAAGTTTTAGGGTCATTATTGACAGATAAAACGTTCTTATTAAACGTAAGAGATGTTTTAACTGAAGACTACTTCGATTCAGATGCACATAAGTGGATTATTAACGAAATTATGAGATATTTCGATAATTACCACACTACTGTGACTATGGATGTTTTGAAAGTAGAGCTTCAAAAACTAGATAACGACATCCTTCAAGTAGCATTAAAAGAGGAATTGAGAAATTCTTATGCTGCTTCCCAAGATGATTTAGAGTACGTTCAAGAAGAGTTTACTAACTTCTGTAAGAATCAAGAAATGAAAGCAGCAATACTTAATTCTGCTGATTTACTTAAAGAAGGTGATTTTGACGGTATCAGAAATGTAGTAGAGAAAGCTATGAAAGCTGGTATGGATAAAAATATTGGACATGAGTATAATAAGGATATAGAAAGTAGATATAGAGAGAACTATAGACCAACTATACCTACTCCTTGGCCGGTTCTTAACGAAGGTATACAAGGTGGTTTTGGACCAGGAGATTTAGCTATTGTATTTGGTAACCCAGGAGGTGGAAAAAGTTGGACTTGTGTAGCAATGGCTGCTCATGCAGTAAAGATGGGTTATAACGTTAATTATTATACTTTAGAATTAGGAGAAGATTATGTCGGTAAACGATTTGATTGTTACTTTACAGGTTACTCTATAGATGAGGTAAATAGCCATAGAAAAGACGTACAGAAAAAAGTTGACGGCTTGAAAGGTAAACTTATAGTAAAAGAATATCCACCTAAAGGAGCAACTGTTAATACTATAAAATCTCATATACAGAAATGTATAGATATGGAACATAAACCAGATTTAATTGTTATTGATTATGTTGATTATTTAAGAGCTCCCTCTAAAGGTAAATTCTCAGAACGTAAAGATGAAATTGACGATGTATTTATCGCTACTAAAGGATTAGCTAAAGAATTCCAGATACCAGTAATTACTCCTTCTCAAGTAAATAGAATGGGTGCTAAGGATTCTGTAATTGAAGGAGATAAAGCTGCTGGTTCGTATGATAAAATGATGGTAGCAGATATGTGTTTCTCTTTATCTAGAATGAAAGAAGATAAAGTGCTAGGTACAGGTCGATGGCATGTTATGAAAAATAGATACGGTATGGACGGGATGACGTATAACCTTAAGATGGATACTAATAATGGACATATTGAATTCGAAGGAAAAGCTGATATGGAAGATCTAGAGCCTAATGCTAATGGCGTTACTTCTACCCATAAAGAGCTTGCAAAGAAATTTTTTAGTGTAGAACAAAGTAATAATGAATAAGAGGCATATTTATAAAAGTATCCTCAAGATCTTTCTGACTGACTCTTGGGGATTCATTGTCTCAACAACCTAATAATATATAAAGATATATGAGTTTACTTAAAGAAAGGGTAGTTTACAAACCGTTTGAATACCCACAAGCATACGATTACTGGCTAAAACAACAACAAGCTCACTGGCTGCATACAGAAGTGCCGATGGCGAACGACGTAACTGATTGGAAGTCTAATATGAAAGACAACGAAAAGAACGTCGTAGGACAGATACTAAAAGGTTTTGCACAAACTGAAACTGTAGTTAATGATTACTGGTCAACACTAGTTACTAAGTGGTTCAGAAAACCTGAAATTATTATGATGGGTACTACTTTAGGGTCTAGTGAAACGATTCATGCTGAAGCATACTCTTTATTAAACGAACAATTAGGATTAGATGACTTCTCAGAATTTTTAGAAGATGAAGCTACTATGGCTAAGATAGAAACGTTAATGAGTGTTAGAGATCACCATGATGGTACCCCTAATTGGCATGAAAGAGCTAAATCATTAGCAATTTTTTCCGCGTTTACAGAAGGAGTTAATTTATTTAGTTCATTTGCAGTCTTATTATCTTTTAAGATGAGAAACAAACTAAAAGGAGTTGGACAGATAGTAGAGTGGTCTGTTAGAGATGAATCATTACATTCTGATGCTGGGTGTTGGTTATTTAGAACCTTAATGAAAGAACATCCAGAATTTAAAACACCTAAGCTTATAGCTGAGATAGAAGAAGCAGCTGAAATGATGATGAGATTAGAGTTTGATTTTATAGATAAAGTATTTGAATTAGGAGACCTAGAAAACTTAACTAAAAATGAGCTTAAAAACTTTATCAAACATAGAATAAATACTAAAATGGCAGATTTAGGTCTTACACCTATCGTACCATCAGAAGATATTGATAAAGGTGCTTTAAAAACTATGAAATGGTTTGATGCAGTTATAGCTGGTAAACAACAGACCGATTTCTTTGCAAGCAGAGTTACAAATTACAGTAAAGGTCATATTGACTGGTCTAACGCATTTTAAAAAAAATTTATGAGCATAATTGTAGATACTTCCTCCTGGGAATCAGGTAAGGATTACCCAGAATGGATGAATGAAATATCAATTGCTACTATATCTAAAGGATACCTTTTAGCAGATGAAACACCAAAAAAAGCTTTTAGAAGAGTTGCTTCTACAGTAGCAAGAAGGTTAGATAGACCGGATTTAGAAAATAAGTTCTTTAGGTATATGTGGAAAGGTTGGTTAAATCTAGCATCACCAGTTTTATCTAATACTGGAACTGATAAAGGACTGCCAATCTCCTGTTTTGGTATTGATACTCCTGACTCTATTAGAGGTATCGGTTTAACTAACGCAGAACTTATGAGATTAACTTCTCTAGGCGGTGGAGTTGGAATCGGTTTAGGTAAAGTCAGAGGAAGAGGTGAAAAAATAGGTAATGGAGTTGGTCAATCAGAAGGTATTGTACCTTGGGCTAAAATTTACGATTCTACTATCATAGCGACTAATCAAGGAGCAGTCAGAAGAGGAGCAGCATCAGTAAACTTAGATATCAATCATCCAGATATAGAGGAGTACCTAGAAATACGTAGACCTAAGGGAGACCCTAACAGACAGTGCCTCAATTTGCATCAATGTGTAAATATAGATGATGCTTTTATGCAACGTTTAGAACATAGAGATGCAGAAGCAATGGAATTATGGATAAAGATTCTTAAATCTAGAATGGAAACCGGAGAACCATATATTATGTTTGGAGATACAGTAAATAATGCAAATCCATTAGCTTATAAGAAAAATAATCTAGATGTTTCTATGACTAATATTTGTTCTGAAATTACTTTACATACTGATGAAGAACATAGCTTTATATGTTGCTTATCTTCAGTTAACCTTACGAAATACCATGAATGGAAAAACTCAGATTTAATTGAGACCGCAGTTTACTTTCTAGACGGAGTATTAGAAGAATTTTTAGCTAAAACATCCGGAAGAGATTCATTGATTAGAGCTCACAGATCAGCTAAAAAAGGAAGAGCAATTGGATTAGGAGTATTAGGTTGGCATACATTACTTCAAAACGAAAGAATTCCATTTACCTCAGTTGCTGCAACATCGCTAACTCACCAGATATTTTCAGATATTAAACAAAAAGCAGAAAATGCTTCTAGAAAATTAGCAAATGAATATGGAGAGCCACTATGGTGTAAGGGAACTGGGATGAGAAATACACATTTGATAGCAGTTGCTCCTACAGTCTCTAACAGCACTATAGCAGGAGGAGTATCTGCGGGTATTGAACCTGTACCTGCTAATGTTTATACTTTTAATTCTGCTAAAGGAACTTTTATTAGAAAGAACTCTGCTTTAGAAAATTATTTAGAAGAATCAGGACATAACACAGAAGAAGTATGGGATCAAATTATGAAAGATAGAGGTTCAATTGCTAACTTACCTGAAGATATAATGCCTGCAGAAGATAAGCCTATATTTTTAACCTTTGCAGAGATTAACCAGCTTCAATTGGTTGAACAAGCTTCTGCCAGACAAAAATATATAGATCAAACACAATCTCTTAATCTAGCATTTGATCCAACAGATAGTCCTAAGTTTATTAACGAAGTACATCAAGCAGCATGGAGATTAGGAGTTAAAACTCTGTACTACCTAAGAACAGATTCAGTAATCAACGGAGATATAGGTAGCAGGACTTCTACGGATTGTTTAAGTTGTGACGGATAAATAATTAAGAATAGTTGGTAAATATAAATTAATTTCATATATTACAGTATGGTACAGGCAATAAAATTTTACGCAGATTGGTGCGGACCTTGTAAGATCTATAACAAAGTATGGACTAAGGTAGAAAGTGAATTAAATGAAAAAGTTGAGTTCAAAAGTATTAATATAGAAAAAGATACTTCGGGTTTAGCAGCAGAGTATAAAGTTAGATCAATACCTTTTACAGTTATTATAAATGAAGAGGGTAAAGCTACAACTAAAACAGGACTAATAAAAGAACAAGAACTCAAAGAATTATTAAAATAAGTAATCAATAAAATAAGTTATATAAATGTTACGTAAACCAGATTCAATCCCTGCTAACGATACTATCGTTCAGGACCCCAGTATGGAACCTTTCTTCATTAGTAAATCCTCAACAGGAGGTTATACCGTATATGAAAGAGTAACCAAAGGAGAGAATAATACAGAGTATATTAAAACTGTATGTTACCCTGCTAATTTTTCTTATGCTCTTAAAAAAGTTGCAGAAGAAAAGTTAAATCAAAAGAAAAGTTATAGTTCTATAAAAGAGTATGTTAATACATACGAAAATATCAGTAAAACTATGACTAATATAATTAATATCTAGCGTTAGCCTATACGTAAAATACCTGGCAAAAATTAAATAAATAAATATGGCACATTGTGTAGTAAGTTTAAGTGGTGGAATGGATAGCAGCACCCTATTGTTAAGAGCTATCGAGAAGTATGATACAGTAACAGGTATCTCATTTGACTACGGTCAAAAACATAAAGTAGAGCTAGAAAGAGCTCAATCATTAATTGATTACCTTGCAAGTAAAGGTCACAAAGTAAATTATCGTCAAATTAAATTAGATGGTTTAGTAGATTTACTAGATTCAGCTTTAGTAGAAGGCGGAGATGATGTACCAGAAGGACATTACGAGCAAGAGAATATGAAAGAAACTGTTGTTCCTAATAGAAATAAAATGTTTGCTTCAATTACACAAGCAGTAGCATTATCTGTAGCAAATAAAACAGAAGGTGTTTGTGATATTGCTTTAGGTATTCATGCTGGTGATCATGCAGTTTACCCTGATTGCAGACAGGAATTTAGAGATGCAGATGATGCAGCTTTTAGAATGGGGAATTGGGATGCTGATAGAGTAGGTTACTTTACTCCTTATTTAGATACTGATAAGTTTGGTATCTTACAAGATGGATTAAATTTATGTGAGGTACTAGATTTAGACTTTGACGAGGTGTATAGAAGAACAAATACCTCTTATAAACCAATGAAAGTTTACAGCAGACCTGAAGCAAATGCTTGGGAATGGTATAGTGATTATAAATCAGCTTCATCAGTAGAACGTATTGAGGCTTTTATTAAATTAGGTAGACCTGATCCTGTTGGATATGCTGATGAAACAGGTGTAGTTAGTTACCAAGTTGCAAAAGCTCATGTTGAAAAAGTACTCGCAGGATATGGCAATTAGTGATCAAACAAACGGAAATACTCAATTAAATTCTGAAAGGAATAAACTTAATAATCGTATAGATAAATTAAGGATGTTGAGTAAAACAAAAAAAGTGAAATGGGACGGTATGAGAAGACACCGTAATATTTAAAATACTAAAAATATAAATTTGCAAAAACAATTAAAAATAGTATTTTGTCTACCGGGACGAACTTTTTCAAATAATTTTTTGACTAGTTGGAGTAATCTTCTACAATACTTACCCAAGTATGGAATTACTCCAATTCTGTCAAATAGTTATAGTCCACTACTATACTACGTTAGAAATCAATGTTTAGGAGGAGCATCAGTTAGAGGTAAAAACCAAATGCCGTTCGATGGTCAAATAGATTACGATTACATAATGTGGATAGATTCAGATATGGTATTTGAAGTTAATGACTTTATTAAGTTACTTAACATGAATAAAGATATTGCTTCCGGAATATACAAAACTCAGAACAATACCAACTACGCTACAGTGGAAAAATGGGACAAAGAGCACTATGCAAAGAATGGTTCTTTTGAATTTTTAGATGATAAGTTAATAAATAAAAGAACTAAACCATTTAAAGTAGAGTATACTGGGTTTGGTTGGGTATTAATTAAAAAAGGTGTATTTGAATCACTAGAGTATCCATGGTTTCAACCTCTTTGGGAAGAATTTAAGGTAGGAGATACTTCATTTAAAGAATTTACTATGGAAGATGTAGCATTCTGTAGAATGATAACAAAAAAAGGTTACGATATATATGTCGATCCAACTTTAATAATAGGACATGAAAAAATGTTGGTTCTTAAATAAAAGTTTCGTATATTGTATAAATATATAGCACAACAGTGTCGTAGCACCACTATAAAAACACGAATATGATAAAAAGAAAAGAAGAAAAAGAAATCCTAGACGAACTATACGACAGAGAAGGTTCGCATTCTACAGGTAAAGAATTTACAGGAATTAAGATCAATGATCATAAAATTCCAGATCCAAAATTACATCAACAAATTAGCTTCATCAAATCAGGTATCCGTATATTAGGGTATGCTGCATTATGGTGGAGTATAGATATAGCTGCTATTTTGCTTATACTATCAGAAATAGTAGGAATAGGAGAAGAATTAGTTTAAAATAAAAATTATGGGAACATACAAATCAACAAAGCTATTTGATAATTACTCAGTAGCACTAAGACAGCATAAAGCTGCACACTCACATTGTGAATTACTTCACGGATATGCTTTAAAATTTAAAGTATGGTTTGAATCTAAAGAACCACTAGAAGAAAATCAATTAGATGAGATGAATTGGATTATGGATTACGGAGGGTTTAAATCAACTGATGCTGAACCAACACCCGGTAATGGTTTAAAAGATTGGATGAACCATATGTGGGATCATACTCTACTAATAGAAAAAGATGATCCTCAATTAGAAACTTTCCAATACATGGAAGAGTTAGGTTTATGTGCTTTAAGAGTAATGGATGCTATGGGAGCAGAATCTTGTGCTAAATTAGTATTTGATCATTTTAACAAAAGAATGGAACTAACTGGAGGAGGTAGAGTAAAAGTTACCAAAGTTGAATGTTGGGAAGCAGATAAAAATTCATCAATCTACGAGGAGTAGTATTAATATAATAAAAATATATGGCACACAAGCAATTAAAGAGAATAGAAGATTACGATAAAAACCTACCTATCGTAGAAATATATACAGCAGTACAATCAGAAGGTTCAAGAGCAGGTTACCCAACAGTTGTAATAAGAACTACAGGATGTACCCATAGATGTTACTTCGGAGAAGGAGGATGGTGTGATAGTTGGTATACAAGTATACACCCGGAAAAAGGAGACTTCAATTTTAAAGATATAATTGCGATGTACGAAAAGAATCCTCATATAAAAGAGATGATGTTGACAGGAGGTTCTCCTACTATGCATCCAGCTTTAGTAAACGAATTAACACATTTTGCACATGAAAATAATATCTTTATTACTATCGAAACTGAAGGTAGTCATTTCCTACCCACAGATTACCCTATTAATTTGTTATCTATTAGCCCTAAGTTTTCTAATTCTGTTCCAGTCGTTGGAGTAGAAACTCCTCAAGGTGCAATTACAGATGAGAGAATGGTAAAACGTCATAATAAATTTAGACTTAATGTAGATGCAATTGCAGATTCAATAATATATCATAACGATTTCCACCTAAAACCTGTATGGGACGGTAAAGATGAAGTATCCTTAGCCGAAATAAAAGAATTTATCAACCAACTGATGGACAAACTAATAGAAAAGAAGTACGGAGCATCAGCATGGACAGACCCAATAGATGCTGGATTTGGTTTAGAAAACTTTATTAAAAATAAAACTTGGTTTATGCCAGCAGGAGATTCGAGAGAATCGTTATTTAAATCATACCCACTAGTATTCGATTGGGTTAGAGATAATGGATATAGAATGACTTGGCGTCCACACATAATAGCTTTTGAAGATCAAAGAGAGGTATAATGACTAAAGATGAAGCTTTAGAGGTATTAGAGGAAGTAGCAGAAAACATAAATACTTGCTGTGCTATAACAATGGAACCAGACGAAGTATTAGTATTAATAGATAAATTAAAAAGTTATATAGAAAATGAATGAATCACAATTTATAGAATGGTTACGAGGCTTCACAGAAGGAGTTCACCATTACAATATTACTCCTCAACAATGGGACCACTTAAAAGAGAAGCTACAATCGGTAGGTAGTAAATCTATAGCAAATTACTCTACTGGTAACTGGGTAATGAACCATACATGGCAGTAAAAAAAGTTTTTCTAACGTGGGACGATATCAATAGACTCTTAGATATTATACACGAAAAATGCAAAGGAGAGATAGACTATGTAACAGGAATACCCAGAGGAGGAACCATACTCGCTATTATGTATTCTCATCGATTTGAGATTCCATATATGGAGTATAGAAGTAACCACTATCCTAGGTTATTAATTATAGATGATATAGCAGATAGTGGAGATACAATTTTAAAATGGAGAGACGAAATGTTTAATCCTAAGTTTGCTACTCTACACTACAAAACATCATCAAAAGCAAAACCAGAATACTATGCAGAAGAAATAGACGATGATTTCGGCTGGGTAGTCTACCCTTGGGAAAAAGAAAATTCAAAACCTATTCAAGATTATTTGGATAATTAAATTAAAAATCGTATATTGTATTAACAAATGAGTCGTAGAACCTCAATAAAACAAATTAAATATTATGCCTAAAAAGTTTATAGACGGAACAGAATTAGTAAAAGCAGGATATGCAAATGGTATATCAAGTCAATTAGCTGCAAAGCAAGAATTAGAAGGACCTGAAGCAAGGTTAACAGAACATGAGAAGCATGTAATTATAGAAAGAGCAGCAAAAGCATACGCAGAGTTTTTAACTGCGTTAGGATGTGATTATAAAGATGATCCTAATTCATCTGATACCCCAATGAGAGTAGCTAAAGCATATGTTAATGATTTATGGGCCGGAAGGTATAACCCTCTAGACCGTATAACAGCATTTCCATCAGACGGATACGACGGTATAGTACAAGAAAGCAATATACCAGTTCAGTCGATGTGTTCACATCATCACCAAACAATCGGTGGTAATGTAAGCATTGCTTATATAGCTTCAGAGGATGGAAAAGTAGTAGGACTATCTAAACTTAATAGGATAGTAGAACAATTCGGTAGAAGAGGAGCTATTCAAGAACAATTAACTGTAGCTATACATAATGCAGTAGATAAGATATGTGAAGGTAATTTAGGAGTTGCAGTAATGATATCAGCTACCCATAACTGTGTTAGCTGTAGAGGAGTTAAGCATAGAGGAGCATCAATGCAAACTGCTAAACTAACAGGAGCGTTCTTAAACGAAGATTCAGCAAAAGCAGAGTTCTATAAGAATATAGAATTAGCAAGTATTTGTAAACATTAATAAATAATATAATTATGACAAACTATTGGCAAGTTACTACCCAGTTCGAAAGAGAAAACGATAGAGGTAGAGTACAGAAAGTAAAAGAAATATATTTAGTAGATGCTATGACTGGAACAGAAGCAGAAGCTAAAACGTATAAAATGCTAGAGGAGTTAGGTGAAACTAGTTTTAAGATTATAAGCCTTGCAGAATCTAGAATAATTAAAGTATATTAAAATGGGAAAACAGTTATCACTTTTTGTAGAAGAGAATTATAAAGTACCATCTTCTCCTTCAGTACCTTTTGTAGATGAAGTTGAGATATTTAACGATACTTTTAGTAAACCAAATAATTATGAACCAAACATACCAGAAAAAAAAGAGTGGCAGTTCGTTTACGATTTCATCCTTGAAGAGCTCGAAGAGTATAGAGAGGCTTGCGAAAACGGAGACATTGTGGAAGTTTTGGATGCTTTGTGCGACATTGCTTATGTTTCCCTTGGGAACGGTGTTATGTTACACGGCCTTAAGGATAAGATATGGCCAGCATATCAAGAAGTACAAGCGAGCAATATGTCTAAAGCTTGTAAAACTGAAGAAGAGGCCATACGCAGTGTCAGCAAAAGAGCTGAGGAACAAGGTGAGGCCTGTCATTTTGAAAAAATCGAGGAGGGACGGTACATTGTTTATCGAACAAGAGATAAAAAAGTAATGAAAAGTATTAATTACTTTAGACCTAACTTAAAAAAATTCTTTTAATATGGCAATCAATCTAGACGAAAACGCTTTCTTTGATTTTGAAAGTAAACTGCAGGTAGTACCATTATCTGTAGCTAAACAAGCAGTAGAAGAAGCAATAGAAGCTGCTCAAATAAAACAATTAGACGCAGCAATAGCTACTCTTTCAGAAGAATTAACTAGCTTACAACCAGACTTAAGTCAATTAGACGATTCAAATTTAGATAGTAATATATGATAAAAATAGCACACGAAAGTCCCAAAGAGGTATTTGAAGAAGTTCAAAAACTTACTGATTATGATTATGCTTTAGTTCATTTATTTGAGGAAGATGAAGCATACCTCAATCAATTTAAAAGAGCTAGAGACAAAGGTAGAGAGATTATACTAGATAACTCTATTTTCGAATTAGAAGAAGCTTTTGATGCTGCGAAGTTTGATAAATGGGTAAAAGACTTTAGACCTTCATGGTACATTGTTCCTGATGCTTTAGAAGACGCTACTAAAACTTGCGATCAAATGGAAGATTGGAATAATAAAGGTCTTGGATACGAAGGAAGTGGAAAGATAGGAGTAGTTCAAGGTAAGACTTATGATGAAATAGTAGATTGCTATAACTATATGAATAAATCAGCAGATGTAGATATGATAGCTATATCATTTGATTATTCGTATTACAGCACTTCTGTACCTCATGCTAACAAGTATGTTAGTTGGATGCTAGGACGTGTTAAGTTACTGGGAGATTTACTTAAAGACGGTATAATTAATAAACATAAACCTCATCATTTACTAGGTTGTGGGCTACCTCAAGAATTTAGCTTCTACAAGCATTCAGATTATGATTGGATTTATTCACTAGATACATCTAACCCTGTTGTTCACGGAATAAAAGGTATAACATATGGTTCAGATGGACTTTGGTCTAAAGAAAGACAAAAACTATTCGAACTAATAAACTCAGATATTGATATGAAGCAATTAGGAACGATTAAAAACAATATACAGAAATTTAAATGGTTTACGAATGGCAACTAAACCTTGGATAGCATTCTTTAGTCAGACTGGTAGTGAGATAGCTGATTTAGCTAAGTCACTTGGTAAATGGCCTGATAGAATTTATACTAACGAGAGACCTGAAAGACTTAGAGAGATAGATCCTAGAATAGTAAAAAATGGTTTTTTCACTTTAAACAATAAACCTACTTTAGAGGATTATGAAGAAATACTAGTATATTTTCCGGAAGCAATAATTACCTTACATGGTTGGTTACGTATTATGCCGAAAGAAGTATGCGAAAAGTTCTCTATCTTTAACGGACATCCAGGTCTTATAACTGAATACCCAGAACTTAAAGGAAAAGATCCACAGATTAGAGCATTTGAAGGAAAATACCCAGTTATGGGATGTGTTCTTCATAAAGTTGATGCAGGGGTAGATGAAGGTAAGATACTAGCAGAAGAAAGATTCAATGCTTTTAACATTACAGAAGAAGAAATGTGGGGGGTATTTAAAGATAGATCATTATATATGTGGACTATATTTCTAAAGAAAGTATTTGGTTTATAACATTTTTTTTCTTATATTAAATAAAAGGTTATTAAATGATTAAACGTATCGCATTAGTAGGAGCAAGTAGTACAGGTAAGACTACTGTTTATGAACTACTTAAAAATAAATTACCTAAATATGAATTCGTAAACGAATCTACTAGAACTGTAGGTAGTTACGGATTTCCTATCAATGAAGAAGGTACTTGTGCTACTCAGCTAGCTATTAGTAGTTTCCATTTAGAAGCTTTACTCCAACCTTATAACTTAGTTTTAGATAGATGTTATATGGATGTTGTAGTCTATACTAAATTTATGAAAGGAGTAACTTCGCATACTTACAATTATATAGAAGATACTTGGAATAGAGTAAAAAATGAATATACTCATTATATTTATTTTCCTATTGAATTTGAATCTGTGGATGATGGAGTAAGAAGTATAAGTGAAGAGTGGAGAAAAGAAATAGACGATGAGTTTAAAGCAGTACTAGATGGAGTACGTCAACCTTACTTAACTATAACTGGCTCTCCTATGCAAAGAGTAGAACAAATAATGAAATTTATAAATTAAAATATGAAATATATAATAGCACTTTTATTTTCAGTATCATCTGTCGCTCAAATAGTAGATAATGGTCTTTATACTGTAGAATACAGTGAAGAATACCAACAACCTCTTTGGGTTGAATATACTGTAAAATGTCCTAACGGCAAAGCATCACGACAAGGTATGGATTTCTGGGTACCCAAAGATATTAAAACCTCAGATAATGAGGATTATAGAAATAATATATACGACAAAGGTCATCTAGCTCCAGCAGCAGCCTTTAGTTGTGATAAAGAAACATTACTCAAAACCTTTTCTTATATCAACTCTGCTTTACAGCATGAAGGATTGAATAGAGGTCAATGGAGTAAATTAGAGTCTTTTGAAAGAGACGCAGCAAACTTTTTTGGAAAAGAAGTTAAAGTGAGAGTAGAAGTCCTATTTGAAGGGAAGTTAGAAGTATTACCAACTGGTGCTACTATCCCTTCAGGATTTCGAAAAATCATTACTATAGGTGATGTAACTAAATCGTTTGTATTTCCGAACTCGGATACAAAAGGAACAAAGTGGATTGATTATATTAATAAATAAAAACAAATGGCAGAAGTAAAAAATTATCAAGCAGTAGTAGACATAGCGTCTAAACATTTAGGTAAAGTAGGAGGAGACGGGTATAAAGATACTTACGCTCCTGAATTACTAGTTAAGGTACCAAGGTATTTAAACAGAGAAGGATACGGATTAACTGATAAAAGCTTTGTAGGAGTAGATACTTGGAATTGTTATGAAGTATCAGCTATTACAACTAAAGGTCAACCTGTAGCCGGTATGTTAAAAATAGTCTGTCCTTCCAATTCAGAATTTCACGTAGAATCTAAATCTATTAAGTTATATTTAAATTCTTTCAATATGACTAGATTAGGAGACTGTGCAGCAGATTGTATGGCTGTGATAGAAGCTAAAGTTAAAGAAGACTTAGATAAATTATTAGAAACAAGTACGACTGTAAGTTTCTATAGTGATATAGATGACGGTAAAGCATTATCATTTGAAGGGTATCAAGATCTAGGAGATATAGCAGATTTAGACTTAATAGATTTTACTGCTTTCTCATCTGATGCTTCTCAATTGGAAACTGAAACTGTAGTTAAAGAATCTAAAGAAATTAAGTTAAAATCAAACTTACTAAGATCTAACTGTAGAGTTACTAATCAGCCAGATTGGGGAGATGTTTTTATTAGAATGAATGGTAAAAATATTCCTTCTCCTGAGTCAATAGCTAAGTATATAGTATCTCATAGAACTGTTAGCCATTTTCATGAAGAGATATGCGAGATGGTGTTTAAACATTTAACGGATGCTTATCAACCAGACGACTTAATGGTAGCATGTTTATATACTAGACGAGGCGGTTTAGATATTAACCCTATTAGAGCTACGCATTCAAGATTTATACCAGATTTCTTTACACATACAGATTATAGAATTGAAAAAACTTTGAGACAATAGTATGGAAAATATAAAATTACAAGAAGAACTCGCTAGTTTAAAATTTGATGGAAAATCGGTATTAGATGCAACATTTTCACTTTATGATTACTTAGGACAAAAAGCAGGTCCAGAATTAGGTAAAGATGTATACAAAACAGCATTAATACTTAAAGAACCAGTTGGAGTAAGAGAGATAAGTAATAAAGCTTACACAGGTAAGGTAATGTTATATAGAAAAGAATTCTTAAAAGAGTATTTTGATGCAAAAAGAAATAGTAGAGCATAACGAACTTATAGCAAAAAGAGTACCACCTGGAGACAAATGGGAACTAGTCATTGATAAGGAAAACCTTATTGATGGCTTAGTACCTACCCTCACTCAATATATGCGTAAAACTAAATTTAAAGGTCACTATAGATTAGAACCTTTGAATGGTAAATTATTCGCTATAAAGACTGAAGAGGTTACTATAGAAGAACCAGAACCAGAAAAGTTCGATCTTTACGGAGAATATTAGGGCAAAAGTTGTTTCCTATTGTTATTTTTCGTATATTAAGGTATATTAATAAAACAATAAAGGTTATGATGAGTCCAGAAAGTTTATACATTGCAGAGCAAGAGTATTTCAAGTTTGAAGAGATTATGAATACAAAAGAATACCTCACACAAGAGGAGTATGACTTTTGTTTTGCATATGATAAAAGTATTAGAGAAGATACTTCGTACATTGGAGATTACAGTAAATTTGGTGATTATTTAAACCTAAGAGTCTATTCAGAAGCTGAACATCATGCTTCTCAGTATAGAATGGAATGTGGAATTTAAAAAAAGTAAAATGAAACACCCAGGATATTCAAAAGCAAAGAACCAATATGCCCAAAGGACAGATACTAAATTATCATCTTCAGGCAAAAAGGCATTCAAAGAAGAAATGAAACGGTTTAACGAAAGATTAAAAAAACTAACATCGAGATGATACCAAAGAATTTCAAGTATTTAGATTCATTTGTACTCCCTAGAAATCTGGAAAAAAGCAACAGAGCTCTAAATCAACATATCACAGAGGATATAAGATATAAGTACTTTTTAAAACTTAAAAACAGGAGAGATCTAATTGACCGTCTAACCTACAAACCAGAAGATTTTCCTGTTATGAGATTGATATACATCTTAGTATGGAAATCCCCTTCCGGAACAAAACAAAAATTTAAAGTTGGTCAATCTCAAAAATGCTTTCAACGTATAGGTAGTAATTATTTAGCAGGATCTGGAGCAAACACAGGATGGCTCTCCCCAGCAATGTATGCATTCCTAAAGGAATACGGAGGAGAATTTGAGATTTATTATAGAGGGTTTGATGATAAAGTTACAAAGATGGACGACGATATAGAAGTTCAGTATACTCCTAGATTAGACACTATAGAAAAACACTACCAAGAGAAATTAAATATTAAAGATGGAAAGAAAGCTGTTCAAGAATTTTTTAGTCTGAATAATTTTTCTTATATTATTAAATAAATAAAACGGTTATATATGCAATTAGAAAAAAAGTACTATACGGTTCAAGATGAAGAGACCTTAAAATTACTTCATCAACATATCTTAGACTCAGATGTAATAGCAGTCGATACGGAGACTACCGGACTTAACCCTCGTAAGAATAAAATTATTGGTTGGTCTGTTTCTGGAGACGAAGGAGTAGGTTTTTACTTACCTACCTTAGTTTTTGATTATGAGAAAGATGAGTTAGTACTACAAGAAATAAACGGCAAATCTACTGAGGTTATATCTAGAAATTTACTAAAATTACTTATAGGTAAAAAATTAGTATTTCATAATGCCTCTTTTGATGTTCAGTTTATAAAGAACTATTTTGGAGTTGATTTACTACCTAGTGTATACGTAGATACTGGACTATTAGTTCATACTGTATACGAAGAAGGAGCCTTTGGCTATGGTAATCCTTTCGGGTTAAAGTCTATTGCTATAATGAATCAAAAAGAGCTTGGTTTAGACGTAGAAGAAGCAGCTAATAAAGAACAAATAGAACTTAAAGAATCAATAAAAAATAATGGAGGATCAACTACTAAAGCGTTATATGAAATATTTAAAGCTGACTTGGATATTCTTAGTAAATATGCTTCTGCTGATACCGATCTTACTTTACGTATATGTAATCTATACCTTGGAAAACTTAAAGAAGAAGGACTAGAGAAGTTTTTCTTTGAAGATGAAGTAATGCCTATCTACCGTGAAGTAACTGTACCTATGGAAGCTTGTGGAGTAGATTTAGATATAGAACTAATTGAAAAAGTTCATGGTGAGATTATAGAAGATCAAAAAAATAATAAGGAAATAGTAATGAAGTCTCTATTAGAGATACCTGAAGTTAAAGAGTGGATTATGGATACAGCTTTTAAAGAGTATCCACCTTCTCATAAAGGTAACTGGGCTCAAAGGTTAGCTGAAAGGTATTCATTAAATTTACCTAAATCTGAGAAGACAGGTAAGTATTCTGTAACTCAAAAAAATATAGAAGCTTTAGAAGAATCTCCAGCTAAAAATTACCTATTAACAGGTAATATAGAACTACTAGATGAAATTGAAGTAGCTAGAATTTCTATGACTATGTGGAAGGAATCGAATGATGGTGACTATATTAATATTCAATCTAAAAAGCAGTTAGGTGAGATCGTATTTAAGTATATGGGTATTACTCCTAAAGTAGCAGGATCGAATACTAAATCTGGTAGAGCTAAGTTCGATATGGATATGATTAAGGATTTATCTAAAGACTACCCTTGGGCAGAAAACTTAAGAGTATATAATAGATTACTTAAAATAAAGTCTACCTATGTAGATAGATTTAGAGATCGTCAGGAAGATGGTAGATACTATTTTTACTTTAAGCAAAACGGTACTGTATCTGGTCGTTATGGATCTGATGCTCAACAACTACCTAAACCTCTAGAAGAAGGAGAAGAAGCTCCTATCATTATGAAGTATGTAAACGTAGTAAGAAAGTTTCTTATTGCCGGAAATGGTAGAAAGGTTATTGATGCCGATTACGAATCTTTGGAACCTCACTGCTTTGCCTCAGTAACAGGAGATAAAGCTTTACAAGAGATCTTTAATAAGAACTGGGATTTTTATTCTACTGTTGCTATTAAAACTGAAAAGCTAAACGAAGATACTACTAGATTTCCTAACGGAGTCTCAGCTGATAAAAGTGCTCCTAACTACCTAAAGAAACTAGATGCTCCAGCTCGTAATAAAGCAAAAGCTTATTCATTAGGTATTGCATATGGTATGGAAGCTTATGCGTTAAAAATGACTTTAGGAGTAGATCAGAAAACTGCTGAACGTTTAGTTCAAGGTTACCTAGATGGATTCCCTCAGCTAAAAGAATGGAGAGAGAATTCTAGACTTCAAGTCAAAGCTCATGGTTACATTAAAAACTATGTAGGACGAGTTAGACATCTACCTAAAGTTCAAAAGACCTATATTAAGTTTCAAGATAAGATGATGGATTGGAGATTCAGAAAGGAACTAGAAAGGACTTACGGTAAAGATATAGTTTTAAAAGCGTATAGAGATTATAGAAACGGACTTAATAACTGTCTTAACTTCCAATTGCAGTCTTTAGCAGCAGCGGTAGTAAATAGAGCAGCGTTAAAGATTAATCAAAAAGCTAAAGAGTTAAACATCGATGCTATATGTCAGGCTCAAGTGCATGATCAATTGATAGTTAATATAGCTGAAAAAGACGCAGAAATGTTTGCTCCTTACGTTCAAGAGATTATGGAGAATACTACCAAACTACCTGGAGTTACTTTAAAAGCACCACCAGAGATTGCTAATAATTGGGCAGAAGGTCATTAAAACGAATTTAACCTATATTTATATAAGATGAAAGATCAACTTGAGAGCGATTTTTTATTACATTAACCGACGATCTTAGGACGTCATAAACTTAAAATGATATGAGTACATTAGAATTATTAAACAACAACCCTTTTGACATACTTGTCAGAAATTTTTTACAGTCACAAGGACACTTCCGTCCTTTAGAAGAATCCAAAGTTCCACATCCTGTTGATATTTACGAAGCACCTAACGGTATTGGTATAGATATTGCTTGTACAGGAATCGATAAAGAGGACATTGAGATTCAAATCCAAGGAAACATTCTTAGAGTAATTTACGATAAACCTAAAACAGAGCTTGATAGTAAGTTTTACCATAGAGGTATTGCTAAACGAGCATTTAATTTAGGTTGGAAAATCGATAGCAAGTTCCAATTGAATAAAGCAGAAGCTTCATTCGAAAACGGACTTCTTCGTATTAGTATACCTTTCAGTAAAGGTTCAGAGTTAAAGACTTTGAAAATTAAATAGGTTTTTTTACGCTCTCAAGTTTGATCTTATCATTATTATTCTTATATTAATATAAATAAACAAAGTTATATATGTCAAAAACACTTACACCGTTCAATGATAGAGTTATTATAAAGCCTATCGAAGAAGACGAACAAATGTACGGTAACATAGTTATTCCTGATTTAGGAAAAGAGAGACCAGAAATGGGAGAAGTTATCGCTACAGGACCTGGCCGACAGACTGAGTTCGGACAATTTATTAGAGTTAATGCTAAAGTAGGAGATATCGTACTAATACCAAAAATTGGTTCTATTAGAATTGATTTTGAAGGTACTGAATACTTCATAACAGCAGACAAGGAAATTTTAGCATCAATTAAACCAGAAAGTAATGAGTAAAAAATTAGTTTTTTCAAAAGAGGCTAGACATAAACTAGCGGACGGAGTAGATAAATTAGCAGAAGCTGTTACGGCTACATTAGGACCCTCAGGAAGGAATGTAATTATCGAACAAGAACAAGGTAACCCTATCTCTACTAAAGACGGAGTTACAGTTGCAAAAGCAATTGAACTAAAAAGTAAAGTAGAGAATATAGGAGCACAAATTGTTAAACAAGCAGCTATTAAAACTGCAGATCAAGCAGGAGATGGTACTACAACATCTACATTATTAGCACAATCAATCCTTACAGAAGGGATAGATAGACTTAAAAAAAGTGCTAATGCAGTTGATATCAAAAGAGGTATTGACTCTGCAGTAAAAGATGTAGTAACTTATTTAAAAGAAGAATCAAAAGATATCACGGATGAAGAGCAGCTCAAGCAAGTAGCTACGATATCTGCCAATAACGACACAGAAGTAGGTGAGTTAATTTCCACAGCCATGGATAAAGTAGGCAGAGACGGTGTAGTCACGATTGAGGAATCCCGAACAGGAGAAACCTACCTAGAAACGGTAGAAGGAATGCAATTTAGCAGAGGTTATAAGTCTCCATATTTTGTTACGGACAATTCGTCAATGCAGGCTGTTCTTCAATCTCCGTTGATATTAATTACAGACAAAAGGCTTAATCAAGTTAAGGAGTTACTTCCTATCTTAGAAGCATGTTCTAGTCAGAACAAGAGTCTTCTTATCATTGCAGATGATATTGGAGGAGAGGCGTTGTCTACCTTAGTAGTTAATAAGATGAGAGGTAATCTATCTGTAGCAGCTGTAAATGCTCCTGAGTTTGGAGACAGAAAGAAAGCAGTATTAGAAGATATTGCAGTACTAACAGGAGGTACAGTAGTATCAACAGAAAGAGGTATGAAATTAGAGAAATTTAACTCTGATTGGTTTGGTGAAGCTAAGAAAGTAACTATCACTAAAGACTCTACTACCATTATTGATGCTAAAGGAGAAGAAGAATCTATTACAAAAAGAGTAGAAGAGATTAAAACTCAAATTGATGATAGTAAATCTCCATATGAAATCGAAACACTTCAAGATAGATTGGCTAGATTTATTGGAGGAGTAGCAATTGTATTTGTAGGAGGTCATACTGAAGTTGAAATGAAAGAGAAAAAGGATAGAGTTGACGATGCACTCCATGCTACAAAAGCAGCCTTAGAGGAAGGTATTTTACCTGGAGGAGGTATAGCATTATTAAACTCTGCTCTAAGACTCACAGACCTAATAGGAGATCAACCTTACGAATATCATACAGGATACGAAATTGTAATCTCAGCTATTGAAAGACCTTTCTATAAAATACTCCTTAATGCAGGATACACTAACGATGATATAGGAGGTATAGAAGAACACATTAAAGAAGAGGGAGACTTCTGGTCAGGTTATAACCCTAGAGACGAAAAATATGTAAATATGTTCGCATCTGGTATTATCGACCCAACTAAAGTAACCCGACTAGCTCTAGAGAATGCTGCATCTGTAGCTAGTACAATGTTAATAACCGAAGCAGTAATATCAAATCGGAAAGAGGAGGATAAAACAAATGGAATAGATCCTTCTATGATGATGTAAAATTAAAAATTATGAACAAACAAGAATTATTTGAACAAATTGCAGAACAGTTTGCAACGTTACAGGAGAACCATGAAGGTTCAACAAAAGCTTCACAAGCAAGAGCTCGTAAAGCAGCAGGAGAGATTAAGAAATTAATCACACCTTATAAGAAAGCGAACATGGACGCAACGAGGTAAGGGGGCGTTTCTCTTAACCGACGAAGTCGCCACGCGCGAATTTAGAAGGCCCTTCCGGAAACGGAGGGGTTTTTTATTGGAAATATATGGTGATATAGTTGCATATGAACTTTATTATTCATATATTAAGGTAAGTTAGTTAAGGTAAGTAAGTCGGTAAGGAGTAGTCCGGCGTAAAGTACCCCAAGAGCTTAAAAGAAATTTCCGGTAATCTTAATTGCATCCGGTTGCAGTACACTACTTAACAACACGAGCCCGGCAGACGTGCCGGGTTTTTTATTGTGGAATTCTTGCCTATATGCGTAATTTTTCTTATATTGTAGTATAAATAATAATCAAAGTTATGAGCGATTCAATCAAAAAGTATAATGAGTTAGTAAGCGAAGGAAAAATCGTGCCGAAGGAAGGTACAACTAACGGCCCTTTAGAGCTTACCTTAGAAGAGAAAGAACAAGCATACAGACTATTAACTGAGTATGATGGTAAAATAATAAAATATGCTTTTAATCGTTTAATGTTTGGATAATTGCCAAAAATTTCTTATATTGTAGTATATGCAAGTAAACTTACCTTATAGTCCTAGATGGTCTAAGACCTGGATAGAGAAAAAACTTAGTAAGAACTATTTCAAAAAACCTTATGATAGGTTTATGTGGTGGAGGAGTTATACGCCTAAGAATAAGCCGTTGACTGCTCGTCATAGTTTTATAGATAGAATACTAAATGGAGACTTTGAACCAGGTCCTTACCTGCTTGAAGTAGAATTA